CTATCGTTGAATAAGAACGAGTATATGAGTTTATAAAGATTTAGATCGAGTTGCTGAGATAATATCAATAGGCACGGCTAAGACCAATCGAGATCTTTATTTACAATAGTATCGGCTAAGACCATTCTTAGCTTTAACGATTTTAATTGCTAATCATTATTTCTACTAACGTTATCCACCGCGTTTGAAAATAAAGGTGTTACCAGCTCCCGCTAGAGCTGATGAAAAATAAATAGCAAACCCCCGTTATCCATTTACGTGGTTATGGATCGAAAGTTACACCGCGTGTTTTTACTTCATAGTGAAGTATATTTACGGGGACACATGTCCCCACTAACTAAATAACCTTTATAGGTACCGTTTTGCATGTTGTACATGAACAACAGCTACGTAAGTCGAGCATAATTTAATTATGTTGCTCCTTACGTAAAGTCCTTCGTCCTTTTCCTCTTAGACTTAGGCAGAACTCTCTTTATGAAGTTTGTTGCATTTCGAGACCCACGGATAGAACACTTGGTCTCTACATAGTGCACAAGGAATTAGACGCGAAATGTCTTACGAGAAGACCAGACGCCCCTTGTAGTCACTACTTAATGAATGCTGAATGCGGAGTTATATATGATTATTTTTGTAGATCCCACCACCTCTCCTGAATGGAAGAGTAAGTGAAGTGGATGGTTAATCAATGCACTAAGAAAGTATATAATGAAGTTGAAGGACTAGTTATTTAGTAGAGATCCGGAAAGCGATTGAACCTATCGCGTCCTTAGTCTTTCTAGCAAAAATACAGAGGAACCACATTAGACCTGAAAACTCTTTTTCTGAATCAATGTTTGAGGTTAAACCCTCATTTTACAAGCGTTTACAACGTGCTTTCTCCGGAAAGAACAAAGTAAACCTCTGCCCCTTTAGGGTAGAACCCCCAGCAGTGAATACACTTTCCCGTCGCATCTTCGTATCGCGACCGGGAATTCATGTATCTGTTGAATGCTCGAACACTGCCGAGCTTTATTCAATAGTACAACAACGCCTGAAGGCAAACAATAGTCGGTATCCACATGGAAATACCGCAATTCCGAGATTCTGGCTTTTCTGCAAGGGAAAGCCATTATCTCGTCAACCCCATTATTTCCAGGATTTGAATATCCGCGATAATGATATCGTGGAAGTTCGATTCCCAGGACTATTGGGAGGAAGCGCACAAGTTTCTGGACTGCCCCACTACGCATGGGACAATAATCGCGGAAACGGTGTTTCTGCAATAGGAAACATTATGCGCTTGGAGTCCGAAGAATTTTCTCGTACTTGGACCATGATCTTCATTTCATGGTTGGGACGGTTATTTTTCCCTCATGCGTATCGCTCAGCTTTAGATGACGTTCCATCTGTGACCCTTGGAATGAGTCGAATGAAAATCATTCAATTCTTCCAGTGCCGTGCTGATGGCGAATATATCATCGATTTAGTTGAGTCTTGCTCTATTCTTGGATATCAGATAATGAGATCCAGGAATACTATGGATAGGGTAGTTGCAGTGGCAGCTTTTGCCAAAATGCGCTCGGACCGCCCTCTTCTATCGTCCTCACGCTTGACT